CGCTTTATCTGCCGTTAATTGATGATAATTCATTTAAGTTCCTCTAATAAAAATGGGATAGACCCAGCTTACGCTGGATCCATTCCGTCTGAGCCAGTGTCTTTAACTTTGCCCATTGGTGTCCAACCTTTAGTCAATAGTGACTCAGATTTTCCATCTAGTGCTTTTTTGTATCCATGAGGATTTGAAGGAATTGAAGTTCCTTTACCTAATTCGTCGCCACCAGTATGACTAGTGTCGTTACGTTTTGCATTACTGTATCCAGTAGCATCTTTCATTCCATATTTTGGCATGATGTTTCTCCTAATTTAAATTAATTGCGCTCGGTAGAGTAGTGTGAACGAGTCACAAAACCTGTGTGATCCATAGCTTTCATTCGAGCACCTTTTGGATCGTTTTCGTAATTCTCTGTACTGTCTTTAAGGCAGTATCCTTTGTCATGAGCAAGATCAGCTTCTGAAGCTACTCCTGTCATTTGATTCTTATTAAATTTCTTTTTTGCAAGCATAATATTTCCTTATTTAAAAACGGTAGGAGGGCGTAAAGCCCTCCCACCAATGGTTCTTATGTAGCAGAATCCCAATGTACGATTCTAGCTTGTGCAGCTGAATCATGCACTAGACCAAAGCCACCTAGGTAGTACCATGCGATACCTCTAGAACGACCGTAGTCTGTAGGAATTTTCCCTCTCATTTCTTCAGGAACGGCAATTGCTTCCGCAACTGTATCCGCGCCGAAGAAATAACATCCATTTGATTTACCATTTGTAAATCCAGCGGATGGAGTTCCCATTGCTGCTTTTGATATTGAAGTTTGCTCGATGAAACGAACGCCTTCATATCTTCCGATTTCTCCATTCATAATCATTTGGAAACCACCATCAGTATACTGTTGGATAGATTCTAGATTATTTTTGATTTCCCTAAAAGTTGTAGGGTGAGCAATCGCATAGTAGTCATCGTTGATGTATGCAGGAATATCTCTTTCCTTCATGATATCAACAATAGCTTTAACGTGACCTGTACCTAAAGCAACATTGTTAGTTACTGATCCAGGTGATCCGTTAGTAGTTAGTGTAACAGCAGTAGTTGAAGTAGACGCAGTTACAACGAGTGGAGTTGCATTGAACTGAGCGTGAGCTGCAATATCAAATGCTTTTTTCGCATCGTTTTTTAGAACTTTGTTAATTACTTCAGTTACTGAGTGTTTCGATAAATCATCTAACTTTGAAGAGTATCCAACTGAGTTACCATACTCTGTAATAGTTAATTGATTTTGTTCTACCGTAAAGCTAGTGTCAGGAATTACTGTACCTTCAGTTAAAGCTGCACCTTGAGTACCTACATCGCTGTAGATATTCCAGTTGAACTTGTCACCTTTAGATAGACCTTTATTAGTCGCATCTTTGGCATCGCAAAACTGTCTAAACTTTACCATAGGTTGGACGGCCATTCTAAGTACGTCAGACAATTCGTCTGAATACATGAACCCACCCGCGGAATTAGTGCCCCATACTTGAGCCATAATGTTTCTCCTTGGTTAATTTAAGATTGTTTAAAAAGTTTGACCTCGTCTTTTTTTCATCATCTCAACAACTTGCGAACGTGTCGGTGGAGGAGGTGTATCCTCGCCAATACTTGCAGTTGATGCAACAGATGGTTTGACAATGTCAGCACTCTGCCGTTTAGCTTCTACTTTTTGTTTTGAAACTTTAGGCTTCGTGGTTTTAGAACTATCAACTTTGGACAGTTTAGATTTTGACCAATTATCAACAGCCTCACACGCAGATCTAAATAGTTCAGCATCAGATCGAGAATTGCCACTTTGGGCATCTTCCGCTCTCATTTCGTGAACATATTGTGCGGCTAGGTATGTCGTATTTCGGTCAGCAAAAACATCTGGGTACTCTTGACCCAAATCTTTTAATAGGTTATCGAAAGCAACTTTTTGTTGAACTTGCTGTGTAGCTTGTTCCGCTGCTTGTCGTGCAATCGCCATTTCATCAATCGTTTGTGGTTGAGGAGTGCGACTTGCTAATACTTTTTTTAATGCGTTTTTCGCTGCATCACCTTCGCCAAACTGAATATCATGAACGAGTTTGTTTAACTCTTCATCATCCATACTTGGCTGTTCTTCTTTTTTAGGCTCTGCTTTTGCTTCAGCTTCTTGCGATCGTAACTGTGCAAGTGCTTCCGCTTGAGCTTTCATAGTTGCAGCTTCTTGAAACTTTTGAGTTGCCGAGTCAGCCATTTGAGCCATACGAATTAATTCGTCTTTACTGACTTCTTTGTCTTGACCGTTTACTTTTAATGTAAACTTTTCTTCTACAGCAGGCTCTTCAATAGGCTCTTCAACTTCTTCTTCAGTTGATGCCTCTTCAGCTTCTTCTTGTTCGGAAGGATCAATTGTTGGAATTGGTTCGTCTTCAGCAAGTTTATCGCTATCGGATTCCGCTTTAACTTCATCTTCTTTTTCTTCAGCGTCATATGCTTCTGGAACTTCTTCTTTTAATTGTTCTTTCCGTTTTGCAATAATACTACTTAAAGTATTATTTCTTGGGTTTAATTGAACCCTCTCTTGATCTATCATCTCTTGTCTTATTTCAGATGCAGATTTTGTATCTTCGGTTACTTCCTTAATTGGGGAAGTGTTTACTGGGGCGTTCTCAACAACAGCTTCTGTAACTGCTTCAGGTTGAGAGATGCCCTCTTGGGTGATCTCTTCAGACATAATGTCCTCCTATGTTTTAATATCTTCCTCTTGGATTATTTGCTCTGCAAGTATCCCTCGGTCGATTTGTTTTTTCAGATATTCTGTAAGCAAGAAGAAAACTTTTGCATCGTTTTGCAATTTTCTAATCTCTTCAACTTTTGTTGGAGTTGTTGAAATAAGTTGTCTTATCGCTTCACAAGAATCTTTTTTCGCCTGTTTTAAAACAGCCGATAAGCTAGTGTTGTCAGCTAATTCTTTTTCTATATCCATACCTTTTCGAGCAATTTCAAAAAGTGGATCTTGAGCAAATTGTTCATACATTTGCTCTTCGTTTAAATCTAAGTTTGTGGGCATTTATTTTCCTTGTCCTCTGTAGCGTTTAAAGTTTCTACGTTTGTGTTTATTCTTCGGTCTTGATCTAATTGATTGTCCAATCGAAGTTCTTTTCTTAGGTCCAGGGGTGTGGGCTGAATAATTTTTAATCTTTCTCATGTTGTATTAACTTCACAAAATGTTCAGCATCTACAAGTATAAGGGGCTGAGTATTATTTTTTTTTATAACAAGCAAAGGTTCGTATTGTTTACAATTTGCTTTTGCTTGCTCGTATGCTTTCCATACATTTATTTTTTCAGTATTTTTACATTCAATACTGTAAGGAATTTTTCTACGGGCAAGTGGTGACATCATTATGTCTTCACCGCCTGCGCCCATAGAACGACTTTCAAGATCACCTTCTTCTAAAAAAAACGCTTTAGTTAAAATGTCTCTGACCCATTGTTGTAGTCTGCGACCTTTAGCTTTAGCACTTTGAGTTTTCATGAGGGCAATCTTAATTAATATCCTTGGCTTCCCATTTTTCTAGGCATTGATTTTTTACCAGGTTTACTTTTCATATTTTTCTTTTTTTTCTTCTTTATTGGCGTTCCGTAACTTTTTCCGTGTCCCATAATGTTCTCCTATTTATTTTTCTTTTTTTTCATTCTAGGTTTACCCGTTCCTGCTAATGGATAACCGTCTTTGGTTTTTAAATCTGTTATAGATTTCTTTTTTTTCTTTTTTGTTTTGTCGTAAATTGCTTTTGCTATTTGTGCAATGGCCATAAGATCTCCTATTTAGTTTTCTTTTTCTTTTTTTTCTTAGGGAAACCTGCTTTCATATTTGCATAGGCTTCTTTAGAAATTGTGCTGTTCTTTTTACTTCTAGAACTTTTATTACGTTTTCTGCGGTTTATGTTTTCATAGAGTGACATAGTTTCTCCTTACCATTTTACTTTGTTAGCCCAATAGGCAGCACTCATTTTGCCTTTGGAAATATTGTTAGCGTGACGAGCTTTAAATGACTTAGCTCTTTTAGTCATAGTCTTGTCACCTGTTTTGCCTTGTTGACCAAAGCGAATTGTTTTGACTTGGTCACCAGATTTAGCAACAACAACATGAGATTTAGTTTTGTGACTTGGTGTTCTTTTCGGTTTATTGTAACCACTTACGCCAGCACTTTTTAATCTGGAGTCTTTTTCACTCATGATTAACCAAAAATGATTGCGATTAAAGCAATGACCGCTATAGCTAGTGCAGCTCGTTTGTGCATTGGCATAGCCATAATTTTATCTTTTATCCAATTGATTTTTTCCATTACGAAACTCTCCTATTTTGATTGTTGATTAATGTCATTTGTAATTGTTGATCGGCTTGTTTTAATTTAATTTGACTATCAAGAGCTTTTTCAGCTTCTCTTAATGTCAATTCAGCCATCTTACGTTTATTATCGTTTTGCTGTTTCATTTGCTCTAATAGAAGATCACCTTGATTTTCCATTTCTTGCTCTTTAATATTTGACTCAGCAGCGATTTGAGCAATCTGAATTTTGTTTTCCATTTCAGCTTTTTTATCATCCAACGCTTGTTGTAATTGTTGAATTTGCTCTTGCATACTTTTCACATTTGGATCTTCTTCACCGAAGTTAAAGAAACGCATGCCGTCTTTGTATCCAAGTTTACCAAATATCTCTGTTATGATTTCTTTAACATTTAGTGATTGAGAAATTAATGGGCCTAACAATTGTGAAACTGTCTGAGCACCCATGGTAAATTTTTGCAACTGCTCCATTGGATTTGTAGATCCGATGCCAACATTGACGTTTAACGACAATTTCTGTTTGATGATTTCATCAGTTGCATCGTTAGTTCCAAAAGTCTGATACATATCAATATCCGAAGCTGCAAGTTCCATGACTACTTCATCTGTTTCGTATGCTTGCTCTAATTGTACAAGTTGCCTAATAGTTGGCTCAACCCAAGTTTCAGAAAATATTCTTAAATCATATTCACCAATAGCTGACGCAGCTCCACTTATAAGTTGCATGCCACCAACGGTTTCATTTAATGATTTATTTGATTGAACTGAACTTGATGAAAAGTTTCCAGCTAATTCATCAAAGTCTAAATTTAATCTATCT